TATTAGGTACGATTTGCCTGCTCCTGCTCCCCCTGCCATTACTACTGCTTTCGGTCGTTGTGACGCTTCGAAGATTAGGTTTGCTAGTTTTATCATTTGTTACTATATTGTTTGTTACTCTGCTATTATAAATAGTTGCTGTTCTACCTCTAATGCCGTTAATACGAACTGTGTTAATATTATAACGGTTATTCCAGCCGTAATTATTCCGTCCTTGTCTCCATCCCCAATTGTTTTGGTAGTTATTCCATCCGTAGTTATTCCATCCGTAGTTGTTATACCCCCATCTATCGTATCCGTAAGGCGACCATCTATGAGGTGAGTACCAATTGTATCCCCAGACCCAGTCGTTCCACATTTGGCTTCTACTATAGTAAGGGTTGTAGTAACTATACCTATTACCAAGTACTCTAGTATTCCAATCAAATGATGCAGGTTGCCTTAGAGCGTATTGAGCGAAATCGAATCTAAAATTGAAGTCTGTTCTTAGCAGTCGCTGCAGTTCAAACTCATTATTAATTACTGTTATTTCGGTATCTGAACCTTCTATGCTGTATATAGGGTCATGATTTAAAGTACTTACTTGAAAAGAAGCACATCCTGTTAATACCAGTATTAGTAGAAAAAATAATGATTTCTTCATATATTATAATTTTAATGTAGTTGGGTAACTCTTATAAATAGGTTCCGTATTAGGGTTTTCTAATAAGTACAGTTTATAGATAGTTTGAAATAAATCGAAATTGTAATCTATTTCATCTATAGCTTTTATTTGCCAACCTTTGCCTTGATAAGATCCTTTCTTTTTAGATGCTGATCTTGTACTGGCTTTTAACCATATAATGCCGGTTCTATGTATTTTAATTCCTTTTGCTTCTTCGATTGCTTTAGCATAAGCTGCTAACTGAAGATTATAGGATCTATGTAGGTTATTTGAAGTTTTTATGTCAAGTAGCCAAACTTCTCCATCCATTTTTACTAGTAAGTCTGCTGTACCTGCATACTTAAATTTATCTGAATATACAAACTCTTCTGTAGATATAAGCTCTGGTTTATGAGTAGTCCAGAAATCATAGAATTTTAAGATCATCTCCCATACTAGTTGAGAATATTTAGCTTTTCCGTAATCGTCCATCCAGTGAATTTCTTCGCCTAACACCAGTGCTTCTGCTGCTTCGTGGACTTGTGTTCCTTCCTTTCCTGCTTTTCTCATAATAAGATCAGCGTTATGTCCTACATCTTTAAGCCAATTGTCAAAGAATTTGTTCTTTGGCATATACTGTAAAATAGTAGTTACAGAAGGGTAAAATGTTCCTTCTTTCCTTTTGTACACCCTCCTATCTAAGAAGTTTATTTGCTTCAATTCTGGTTTAAAATCTAATCTGTTTTTTGAATTTTCTTTTAGAATATTCGTTCCTTGCCTAATCATAAATCTAGTTTTTGCAACATTAGTTTAGAAAAATCTAGTTCTGTTGCGTTCTGTACTAACTTAGTAAATTCTTTGAACCCCATTTCAGAAGGATCTTTACCAGGTAGTTCAATTAAAAATACTCTAAATCCAGCAGCTATTAGTTTTTCTGCTATTTCTAGAGCTTGGGTTTGTGCATCGGTATCTAATGCAATGTATATATCTGTTAATTTTGCTGTAAGTAGTTGTTTCCAAAGTGAGGGAGATAGGCTTTTTCCTAGTATTGGCACTGCATTTCGCTTAATGGCAATAGCATCAAAAGCACCTTCACATAATATAATTGGTTGATTCCAGTTAACTAAATTTTCAAAGAAAATTATATCTTTAGAAGCTTCCGGGTTTTTATACTTAAAGTAAGCTCCCTCGTAAGTTCTTCCAACAAAGTAATTGAGCCTATTGGATGCAGAATAGCTTGGAATAATAATTCTTCCTCCATATTCTCCACTTGTTGTATATCCAATATTATATTTAATAAAATCATCGTCGCTAAGTCCTCTCTCATACAGGTATTTTCTAACTTTATTTGCTATGACTGAAGTCTTAGTAGCTGAGTATAGTGGTTGGAATTCTTTTGGGAGTTCAACAACCTCTTCAAGTTTATATTCGTACGTCTTTCCTTTTTTAACGTACTTAAGTAGTTCTTGTGCTTCTCCTTTTGGTAGTTTAAGTTGCTTAACTAGAGAGTATATAGTCTGACCACGAGTTTTGCATACCCAGCACTCCCAGAAGTTCTTTCCTTCTTCGTTGGTAGCTAAGTTTACTTCTAGCTTGGGTTTGCGGTGGTTACAGAAAGGGCAATGAAAAGCATAATTATTTCTAGCTCTTTTATTACTTTTCCCTAAAACGTTCTCTATCGAACCTAATAAAAAGGTATATTCCATAGTACATACTTATTAAGTAAATATACGAAATATAATGGGTATAAGCAACTAAACGTCGGTCATTTTTAATTTACCTGATTTTGGGTGTACCATAAAGTTGTCAGGTCTAATATCAAGCTCTAATGGATCTATTCCGTAATTAGATGCTTCTTTTTCTAATGCTTGAATAAATTCTTCAGGTATATCACCTTTGTATTCTCCTAAAACCTCCATTGATATAATACCTAACTTATCTTGTAATCTTATTACATCGTAGATATAGACAAAGTTGTTAGTTTTTTTACCTTTAAGAATTTCTGCATGATCCAATTCATCTTGATCTGTAGTTACTTTCACAGCTTTACCGTTAAGAAGGTAAACTGAACCGTAATCTCCTGAACCTAGGTACTTTCCTCCTTTATCTTGTATCTTGTCAATCTCTCGATTAAAATCAGGATCATATTCAAGAGGCCCTTCTAAAAGGATTTGGGAAAGTTTCATTATGACTTTTCTAAATTAAAATTAAAATTAATTTTTGGATAATAGTCTCTTTCCCCAGGATCTGATTCAAATTCATTTTCTGAATTTCTTATTTCGTATCCTTTATTAGAAACTATTTGTTTAATAGAATTAAAGTCATCTTCTGGTATATCCTCTTTTACGATAAGTGATACATGGCCAAACCCTTTGCCTTTTAATGGATCATCATCTCTCCTATCTTGGTGATATTCAGCCATACTTACTGAAGGGTTAAATTGTTTGAAATGTTTTTCTATTTCGTTCTCCAATGAAGATGCTTGTTGACTGTAATTGTTTTCGTTAAGAATAATACTTGATAGTTTCATTTGCCTTGTCCTTTATATGCTTTTTTATAATTTTATTACTTTTAGTTTTAAATCTCCGGTGCCTTTAATTAACCTGTGGTATACACCCTTTCTTATAAATAGTCGTCTTAAACTCTCTGGGTTATTATTGTCGTATTGAAATTTCCAATCTGTTTCGTTAAGAGGTTCTATTATACGATCTTCGTAGTCTCTATGCCATACTAAATCGTCTTCGGAAGTTTCTATTCCAAAGGTTCTTATATCTTCATTTTCAATATAAGGTCTACCAGTATCCTGAGAAGTTTCTTTTTCCACCTAGTGATTTCCAATAACGTCCAATATTACAAGACCAGTATCCTGGTTTTGTTTTATCTTTCTTAGTTGCACATTTATGTCTTGCTGCGAATGAAGATCTTGCTCCTGGTTCATCTATCTTAACATTAAGTCCTGTAGTACCTCCAAATGAAACTTTAACAACATTGTCTTTTTTATTTTTTGTATATACGTAGAACTTTTTAGATCCTCCACGTTTTGGCTTATTTAAAGGGACGTCTTTCCCTTGGTATTCAGCTTCATCTAACATTGGCAAGTCTAATGCTACTTTCCCACCTTCGTAGTTCCCGTATTTTCCTATATCTGTAGTTTCTAATAAAGTACTATCCTCTTCACTAAGTTCGATAAGACCGTCTCTCCAAGCATCTCTTGCTTCGCTAAATAGTTGTATAAACCTATCGCTAGAATAACGGTAGACATTCTCATATAAAGAGAGATCGTTTTCTAAATGGTAATGTAGTGATGGCAGACCTACAATTTGTTTAAGTTTTATCATTGAAAAAATCTTTTCTATAAAATTTACCGAGTATATTATCGTTAATGTACTTGTTACTTGTCTCTAATACCTCATTTATAAATAGGTATTTACATTCAAAATACGTTAACTGTTTCTTATCCCTAACATACTTCAGTATTTTTCTACTAAAATCAGTTGTTTTTCCCTCTTTAACTAGTTGCAAAATTTCTTTTTGTGACCCGTAGTAGGTTTTCCAGTCTGATTCTGTTACTACTTTTTGTTTTAATGGAGTTCTTCCTCCTATCCCCTTTAGTTTTCTTTCTTCTTTCAGAGCTGCTAATGCTCTTATCCCTAGTCTCTTATTTCGTTCAAAATAGAGTACTTTCTTTCCTAAGTACCTTCTTCCAGATGGAATATGTTCTACTTCGTATATAAACCCGTATGTATTAACTGGCATATCTGAGATATTCTCAATGGGTTGGCTTTCATAAGTCCAAGTTATTGCTTTTTCCATCTATTGTTTAATTGAATTAATAATGCTCTCAGTATCGAATATATCCTCTAACTTACTGTATGGACATGTTGTTATGTCTTGTGCTAGAGAGAATGGCTGGTATAGGTTATTTGGAAATGATGCCTGGAGGGTAAACTTATTTGCTTTTATATTATCATGCATATCGTATCCAAAAACTTCTGGTATTGTAGTTGACCAGCATACTGTAGATTTAAGATTATATGCTGTTGCTAAGTGCATTGCAAA